TTGCAGATCTAAACTCACCAAAAATGAGAGAATATATGGCTCAGAGCATTAATCTACCCGATGGTCAGAGTGCACTAGACTACTTCAATGATTCCATGAGAGAGAAGACGCATCTTGAAGACTGGTCTTCTTTAAAAGCTTTCCTTTCTCGTCTTTACACTTTGCTTAACGGAACGCAGGCTTTTGAGGAATTAACCTTATTTGTAAATAACTTTTATTCAGATCCAAAATTTTGGATGGAAGTTCTTTTAACGACGCGCTTCTTGGAACTTGGAATTCCTTTAGATTCAGATTACGAAGAAATTTACAGAAATATCCTTGACACTTTGGATCTTTCGGGTTATGGTATAAGACAAGCAATAGAAAGCGTAGGCGAGATTTGCAGTTCAAAACTAAGAGAAATATACGGCCCCTAATTGATTTTACAAACCCTTGATATAAAAGACAATTGTACAGGCGTTTTCTATAAAAACGTGTTCTCATTCGATAAACTGGAAAAAGTGATTGAAAAGTGCAGTTTTGCCTGGAAGCATTCTCCAATTTTAGATGACGAGAAATTTGAGTATTTGTATCTTCACTTGAAGGGGGAAGACCTTTCTGCGTTCTCATTAGATTCAGAACTATATGAAGAGTGTCAAACGAAGATCAAATCGCATGCCCAAGCTGCCAAAACGGCCATGATTGAAATGGATGATATTTGCTTCTTTGATATTATGCCAGAACATCAGCTAGCAAAGTGGTTTTGTATTCGCCGCCAGTCTTTGGAAAAGCTTTACGAAGCAAGTATAAGGCCTAGTGATTACGATATTTTACATAAAGCACACGTTTTGACTACTGAAATATTACACAACAAAATCAACTTTGGAGAAAAGAAGGGAAGAGTACGCTACAATATCTTTGGTTCAGCGACCGGTAGGCTAACGACTATGAAAGATTCCGTTCCAGTTTTAACCCTGAAGAAAGAACAGCGAGGTCTTCTTAAGCCAAAAAACGACTTATTCCTCGATCTTGATATAAACGCAGCCGAGTTACGCACGCTATTAGCTCTCACAGGCCGAGAACAGCCGTCTATGGACATCCACGAGTGGAACGTGAGGAATGTGTTTGATGGAGATATAAGCCGTTCTAAGGCCAAACAGAGGATGTTTGCGTGGCTTTATAATCCAGCTGCTAGTGATGGAAACCTTGAGCGCGCATATTCACGAGAAATTTATCGTGATTTTTTTTGCAAGCACGACCAGCTGGTTACAACACCATTTGGTCGAAAGCTATATGTCGAGGAAAAAAAGGCACAAAATTACTTGCTTCAATCAACAACTTCTGATATAGTGATTGAAAATACATACAAGATAATGAAACTGCTTAAGAATAGAAAATCAAATGTCGCTTTTACACTCCATGATTCGGCAGTCTTAGACTTCGCAAAAGAAGATTATGATTTGGTAAAGGAGATCAAGGCTACCTTTGAAGAAACAAGATATGGTTGTTTTACCAGTAGTGTCAAGATCGGTAAAAACTTTGGCAAGATGAAGGAGATGAAGTTTTGAAGGTGCTTGTGGGTGTTGGCAGCGCGGGATCTAATATTGTAAATCAGCTAACTGAACATAAACAATATAAGATATATACGATAACATCTGAAAACGAAAAGACGACAAAGTATAAGTTTAGCATGCCAAGTTTGGACCACCCTGAAGCGTATGAAAAGATGGATGCGACCAAATTGAACAAGTTTCTGTCGACAATCACCCGGTCATGTACCATTTTCCTCTGCGGCGCCTCTATTTCCACTGCTGTTACACTTAGAGCCCTAGAACCTTTACATGAAAGAAACATTAAAATAAACATTGTTTACTTTATGCCCGAAATAGAGGTGCTTTCTGAAACTAAAGCACTTCACGAAAAATCAGTGCGCCACATCTTACAAGAATATGCTAGATCCGGACTTTTTGAAAAGATAACACTTGTTTCGAATGTTGTTTTGGAAGAGATTGCGGGGTCCACTAACGTTTATGATTATTTTAGCCAAATAAATCAAGTATTTACAAGCACCTATTACATGATGGATGTATTTAAAAACTCGAAACCCATTACCTCAACATTTTCTCGCCCTCATGAATCTTGCCGAATATCTACTATCGGCTTGGGATCATTAGAGAAAGACGATTTGCTGTTTTTTCCTATCAATCAGGAGGTAGAAGTGGTATATTATTTTGGTATTAATGAAGAGAAGTTGAGATCTGAGGGAAATTTGCTCAGAACAATAACAGACAAAGTAAAACAACGTATCACCGCCGGAACTAGGGTTTCGTTCGGGATATATCCAACACAATATGAAGACGACTATATATATGTCGAATATTTTTCACCAAAAATACAACAAGATTCTGTTGACACAGAATAGAAAAGGATGTAAAATGATTTTGCAAGAGTTGGCACTTGCTTGCCAAAATGTATCTGGCCAAGTAAAAAGCGATCAACACCTAGGCGTTTTAAAAAAGTTTTTAAAAGATAAAATTGCAAAAAATCCCAAAAATACTTTTACAAAACAGCGCGTAGTGGGCAAAGATGGAAAGTGTACAAAAAATTTTGATATTGTCTGGGTCGATGAGGATGGTCTGCATGCAATTGAATTGAAATCCATGAACGGATCAGCAGCAAAGAACATCAACAATAGAATCGAAGAAATGGTTGGCCAATCTTTTGCTTCGAAGGTGAGGTATAATTTGAAAACGTTTAAATATATTTTCGTTGACAATTGTGAAATGAAAGATTTAACAAAAGATAAACTCTTTATTCAATCAGAGGACTTAATAAGTCGTGGATTTTTAGACGATATATCAATTTTTCAGACACATGACTCCAAATTTTACAAAACAAAATCTTTTGAAAATTGGATTTTCTAGTTGACACAGTCAACAAAATATGATACATTTATAAACAGTTGGTCGGGATATTTGCTGACCTGCTATAGCCGAGAGTGTGCAAAAAAACAAACCATAGGAGGTATTAAAAATGGCACTTAATTTAGACGCGATGAAAGCGAAGTTAGATAAACTTAATGGAAAGGATGGTTCGAGGAAAAACTTCTGGCGTCCTGAAGATGGCGAAAGCAATATTCGCCTTGTTACTACAGCGGATGGTGATCCTTTCAAGGAGCGCTATTTCCACTACGGTGTTGGAGGGCAATCTTTCCTCTGTCCGAAGCGAAATTTTGGCGATGATTGCCCTGTGTGCAACTTCGCAAACAAGCTTTGGAACGAAGGTACCGAAGACAGCAAGAGACAAGCAAAGGAGTTCTTTGCAAAGCAGCGGTTCTTCTCGCCCGTTCTGGTGCGTGGAGAAGAGGATGAAGGAATCCGCGTTTGGGGTTACGGTAAGATGGCTTACGAGAAGCTGCTCACGATCGTCCTCGACCCGGATTATGGGGACATCACAGACCCAGAAACTGGCCATGACTTGAAGCTGATGTATGGCAAGTTGCCTGGCGCTAGCTTCCCTCGTACAGACATTCGTCCTCGTCCAAGAAAAACCGTTCTTTGTGACGATGCAGTGGGAGGAGACGAACGCTGCGCAGAATTGCTGGAAACTATTCCAGACTTTGAGACGCTTTTCGACCGAAAGACAACTGAAGAAGTCCAGAACATTTTGGACCAGTTCTTATCTGGCGAATCCGGAAACAACGCCATCGTAAAGTTCGGTAAGAACGCTGAGGACACAAGCGTAGCGTCTGATCCAGTGGAGGCCGCATTTAACGACCTCCTCAACGCTTAGGGGTGAGCAATGGCTAAAGTAACCAAACTAAAGAAAGGTTCGCTTGACATTGCCTCTATTCGGAAGATCATCAACAAGAAAGCTGGGCGAGAAGTCGCCCACTCTCTTGAAGGTGAGAACCCGACAGAGGTAAGGGAGTGGATCCCAACCGGTTCCCGCTGGTTGGACTCTATTGTCTGTAAGGGTAGATTGGCTGGTATTCCAGTTGGCAAGATCTCTGAAATTGCTGGATTGGAATCTACCGGAAAATCATTCATGGCAGCTCAAGTCGCAGGAAACGCCCAAAAGATGGGAATTGACGTGGTATATTTTGATTCAGAATCTGCCATTGACCCTTCCTTTCTAGAGAGGGCCGGCTGCGACCTGGAACGCCTCATGTATGTTCAAGCAGAATCTGTAGAGTTTGTTCTGGAAACAATCGAAGAGCTGTTGGGGACAGGTAATAGGTGGCTCTTTATTTGGGACTCTTTAGCGCTCACCCCGTCTATTTCGGACGTTGAGGGTGACTTCAACCCTCAATCGTCCATGGCTGTGAAACCAAGGATTTTGTCGAAAGGGATGGCGAAACTCACCCTCCCTATTGCTGATAATAATGCAAGTCTTCTCGTGCTTAATCAGCTAAAGACAAACATGGGTGCCAGAACTCCAGCGGAGGCCATGGTTACTCCTTATTTCACACCCGGCGGCAAGGCGATGGCATATGCTTATTCGCTCCGCATTTGGTTAACTGCTCGAAAGGCAAAAGCCTCTTTTATCACTGACGAAAACGGTTATCGTATTGGTTCAGAGGTAAAGGTAAAGTTGGAGAAATCTCGCTTTGGAACAGCAGGACGAACATGCAACTTTAAAATCCTCTGGGGCGACGAAGATATCGGCGTACAAGATGAGGAAAGTTGGTTCGACGCTATCCAGGTCTCTGAAAGACTTAAGCAATCTGGTGCTTGGTTTTCTCTGGTCAAAAACGATGGTTCTGAAGAGAAGTTCCAGCGTAAGAATTGGATAGAGAAACTTCAGAAAGAAGATTTCAGAGAAAGTGTCTTGACAATCATGGACAATGATGTTATCATGAAATTCAAGAACAGAGAAGGCAAAGCAGAAGATTTCTATGACTTGGGCGATCCTCCGCCTGATGAGTAGTTAACCTCAAGCCCGGCTCTAAGCCGGGCTTTTTTTTGGAGAACAAAATGAAGAGAATAATGATTGTTGATGCATATAACCAGTTTATTAGAGGTTATATCGTCGACCCAAGTAAAAACCCAAACGGACAGCCCATTGGTGGCATGCGAACGTTTATCAACATCCTAAATAAGATTACGAGAGAAGTCAAACCAGACATGCTTGTGGTGGTATGGGATGGTAAAGGCGGCTCTCAAAAGCGGAGAGCGATGAACAAAAACTATAAGGCTGGAAGAAAGCCATTAAGAGTTAATTGGTCGACCGATGAAATGACACCGCAAGACACAGATAACAACAAGCTGTGGCAGCAGCTGAGAGTGGTAGAGTATTTGAACCAGACGCCAATCATCCAATTTATGGAGCCAGAGGTAGAAGCTGACGATGTGATTTCTTATGTCAAATCATCTCCGATCTTTTCAGAGTGGCAAAAGGTGATCGTCTCCGCGGACAAAGATTTCATCCAGCTTTTAGATGATAAGACCGTTTTACACAGACCCATCCAAAAAGAATATCTCAACAAGAATATGATTGTGGAAAAGTTTGGTATTCACCCAAACAATTTTGCGCTTGCAAGAGCTGTTGTCGGTGATCCCAGCGATAACTTGCCCGGGGTTAAGGGGGTAGGAATGGAGACTGTAGCAAAGAGATTTCCTTTTCTGGCCGAAGAGACAACTCATTATCTATCTGACATTATTGAAGAGTGCGAAAAAGCCGATAATAAGCAGAAGGTATATGCCACTGTTATACAGGAGCAGGAGCTGATTGGCTTTAACTACCAAATCATGCAGCTTTCGTCACCGATGTTATCGATTCAGGCGAAGAAAAGGGTGGATGAGACTTTTGAGGAGTTTTCCCCTTCATACAATCAGACGGAGATAAGAAAATTGATGATATCAGATGGTGTTTTGACTGTCAACATGCAAGATCTGGAACAAAAATTTAACGACATTATCTCTTCCTTTTCCCGATAAAATCTGCTAGACTACTTACATGCACGAAAGGACCAGCATGGAGCATGCGACTAATTTTTCCAAGTTTGGAAAATCTTTCCAAGAAGACCTCTGTCATTTAATATTAAACGACAGGCCATTTGCCGATCAAATGTTTGAAGTTTTGGATCTCAACTTTTTGGAACTGAAACATCTCCGAGTCTTTGTCGAGAGAATTAAAAGATACAGAAGCAAATATGGGGTTCACCCCACATCTAATATTGTTGCCTCTATTATAAGAACAGGACTTGACGGAGAGCAGGAATCAGTTAAAGTCCGTATCCGGGAATATTATGCCAGAGTTCTTTCAACCGGCGAAATCCCCAATTCTGCAGACTATATTAAAGATGTTGCACTGGACTTTTGTAAGAAGCAAAAGCTAAAAGAGGCCTTAATAAAATCAGTTGAGTTAATCAAATCTTCATCTTTTGATGAGGTTTCAAAGGTTATTGATGAAGCCCTCAAGCTGGGATCAGATAACGCAATGGGATATGATTATCTGGCCGATTTTGAACAACGATTTGTTAAAAAGTTCAGAGGTCCAGTGACTACTGGTTGGTCAGATATGGATGATCTTTTGAAGGGTGGCTTAGGCAAGGGTGAACTTGGAGTAGTTATAGCTCCCACAGGCGCCGGCAAATCTATGGTCCTTGTACACCTCGGCGCGCAAGCCTTAAAAGAGGGCAAAAATGTACTTCACTATACGCTTGAGCTAGGAGACACAATTGTCGCTAGTAGGTACGACTCAGCCATTACTGGGGTGGAACTTAAAAATCTGGTCACTTTCAAAGAGAAAATTTATGATGAGGTTAAAGAAATTGAAGGAAAACTTATCGTAAAAGAATACCCCACCAGATCAGCAACAATTCAGACAATCAAGAATCATATCGATAAGTTAAGAAGAAGGGCCTTTGAGCCAGATATAATAATCGTTGACTACGGAGATTTAATAAAACCTGAAGCCTCCAGAAAAGACGAAAAAAGGCATCAGTTGGAAACTATTTATGAGGAGTTAAGAGGTTTAGCTCAAATATGTGAGTGTCCTGTCTGGACAGCATCGCAAACAAATCGTTCAGGTCTAAATGCTGAAGTTATTACAATGGAATCAATCTCAGAGGCATTTAACAAATGTTTTGTCGCAGATTTTATTTTCACTGTTTCTAGGACAGTGGAAGACAAGAATACAAATACTGGCCGGATCTTCATAGCGAAGAATAGGAATGGTCCAGATGGGCTCGTATACCCTATTTTTATGGATACGAGTAATGTTAAGATAAAGGTATTGAATAAAAGTAGTGAAAGTGTAAACGATATAATCCAACGCTCTTCAAAGGAAAGACTAGAGACTTTGAAGGAGAAATACGCAGCATTCAAAAAAGAGGGAGGAAAGTAAAAGAATGGAATTATCAAATCAAATTTTGTCAGAAATTACAGTGCATATGAAATATGCTCGTTATCTTGAGGATAAGAAAAGAAGGGAAACTTGGGAAGAGTTAGTTGCTCGAAACATGCATATGCATCTTAAAAAGTTTCCTGAGTTAGAAAATCAAATTGTGAGAGCATATAAACAAGTTTTTGATAAAAAAGTGTTGCCTTCTATGCGGTCTATGCAGTTCGGTGGTAAGCCTATTGAAGTTGCACCGAATCGTATTTTCAACTGTGCCTTCATGCCCATTGATGATTGGAGGGCTTTTAGCGAGGCAATGTTTCTACTACTTGGAGGCACGGGGGTGGGCTACAGTGTCCAAAAACACCACGTAGAGAAGCTTCCAGAGATAAGAAAACCAAACCCAAAGAGAAC